GAGGGTGAAGCAATCCAGAGCGTAAAGCGCAAATATCCGCCCTGGATTGCTTCGTCGCTTCGCTCCTCGCAATGACGAGAAAGAGTAAAGATATGTGAATCTGATAGGGAAGAGCGCAAGGAGTCGACAGCCAGCCTGAATCGCGGCACCCCGCCTGTGCGCGGTTTCAGGGCGATTAGCTCAGCTGGAAGAGCATCTCGTTTACACCGAGAGGGTCGGCGGTTCGAACCCGTCATCGCCCACCAATAAAAACAAGGGGTTACGGCGCCATCCTCACAGAATGATCGAAGGCAATTTTGCCCGGGGTAACGTCGAGGGTAACAGCGAGCGCGGTTCGTTGCCGCCTCTGACGGGGAGCGGCGAATGGGACCGAACGGCGAAAAGACGCCAGGCCCCTTATCGGAAGGCTGGAGGGCTCAAGGCCGGGTGCCTCCCCGAATGGCCTTGTTTTTCAGGGAGTTGCGAGCAAACAGCCTCCGGCGCCGCAACTGGCCTCCGCGAAAGTCCGTTTGGAAACAACAGGATGCGGGGAGCGAGCCTCCGGCCTTTTATCTTGCCTTCGCCCCTGACCCGTTGTCACCGCCCCCGGCTCCTCCGGCAAGCCCAACGCGGCCTAGAGAATCGGCCGGGGCCACCCGACGCGCGACCACGAAAAAGCCCGCCCCCAGGTCTCCCCAGGGGCGGGCCGGTGTGCGCTGTTGCGCGGGTGGTTAGCCCTTCTTCACTAGGTCGGGCACGGCCTCCGCTGCCCATTCGACGGATCGGGTCAAGAATGACAGTGCGTTCTTCTTGACATGCGGCGCCGCGACGTCAATTCCGCCGTCGGTCTCCGCCTCGATTGCCAGTGACAACCAAAACAGCACCGCGCCCACCCCGTTCAGGGTCAGCATAACTTCGGACACGGGGTCGGGCGGTTCGCCGTTCGGGGCCTTGGGAATCCCCTTCATGGGGCGGTCGGCGTTTGTGTCATGCATTGCAAGGCCCTCCCATGGCCTGCAGGTCCGCCAACAGGCCTTGGAGCATGTCGGCGGACCTGTCACCCGGACACGGTGGCCCCAGCTCATCGGCCAGCCACCGCAGTTTCGCGGCCGCGCCTGCCGGCGTGCGGGCAGGAATGCTTGTCAACTCATCAAGGTGACGGTCGCGAACCGGACCGTGCTCATCCCACCATGCGTCATGGACATCGCCGACCAACGCGTTCAGCGTCCGGTCCATGCTGGTCAGGGTAGCGTCGATCGCCAGCAACCGCGCGTCCACGTCCGGCGCTTGGCCAAACGCGGGCACCGCGCCGGCAACGACGGCGCATTGCACCTCCGCGCGGCGGGACAGTGTGGTAGGGTTCGGGGTGGTCATCTCGGGAACCTCCAAGTTGCGGGTGGTCACAGGCCCGGCCGGGTGTTGCCGCACCCGCCGGGCCGCTTCATGTCAACGCTATTCGTTGGCTTTTCTTGCGTCAACTATATTCGTTGACGTAGCCTCTTTTCGTTGACATGGTTTGAGCATGGTGACGAAAGAGCAAAGCCGCGCCGGCAGGGGGCTTGTGGAATGGTCGCAGGCCGACCTTGCGGCGGCGGCCAACGTCAGCCTGTCCACCGTCCGCGATTTCGAGAAAGGCCGGCGGACACCGCACGCGAACAACCTCGCGGCCATCCGCTCCGCGCTGGAATCGGCCGGCGTCGAATTCATCCCCGAGAACGGCGGCGGGCCGGGTGTGCGGCTCAAGAAGGCGGATTCCGCCCGATAGCCGGCCCGACCGACGCGGCTTCGGCCAGCTCGTCACGGATCAGTTCCCCCAGGGTCAGAAGCACGGCATCGGGCAGGAAGACGGCGGGATACCACGCACCGTCCGGGCCGCGCGTGTGCGGCTCCGCCACGCCGATCCGTCCGCCTGGGGCGCGGCGCACCGGAACGCCCTGAAGCCGGAACACGAGCCCGCCCACGTCCACCTCGGCCACGGCCAGGGCGATCAGGCTGCCCCGCCCCGGCGTGCGGTCCACCTGGATCAAGTCAACAGTGACGGGCGCGGTGTCGGGCATGGAGCACCCCCATGTTGGAACCAGGGGTGCCGACCGCGCGGGCGTCCGAAGCCCGCCGCCGGCTTTCGTGGTTTTTTGGGCACTCGACGAAAAACCCCAGCCGATCACGCGGAAGGATCGACGCGCCGGGTGGCCAGCCCGAAGGTGACCGGCCCCACCCGTGCCGGGCGAGCGGGGCCGGCCGGCCCGACGCGACAGCAGAGGAAAAACGCGCCGGGCGTCTCAGGATCACGCGGCGGCGGCGGTCGCCACACCGTCCAGGCGCACCTTGCAGGTGGTCGCCCCGTTGCCGGCGGCCTCGACGGCGGTTCCAAGCGGATAGTGCCCTGAGTCGGGCAACACGACCTGCCCGGGGTCAATGTCCCAAGCCACGGCCGCGCCTTGCGCAATGACTTCGGTGGACAGTTTCGGGAGCGTGCAAACGCCCGTGGTCTTCAGAACCACGTCCTCGGTCGCGTCGGCGTCGGCCAGGGCCACGCCCGCCAGGGCGCCGACGATCACCAGGTCACCGGACGACACACCCCCGCTGGGGGCCGCGACGGTAACCAGGTCACCGTCCTGCAGGACATTCGTTGCCATGGATCACACTCCTTTCGTGCTTGAAACCAGAATCCGGGTGACGCGCTGCCCGGACAGGCGGGCAATCTCGCGGTTCACGCGGGCCAGGGCCGCGTCCAGGTCGGCCCCGGGCCGGTACGTGATGCGTTTGCCGTCCACCTCGACGGTCTGGACGGTGCCCGCCGCCGCCTTTTCCAGGGCCTCGCGGCGGGCCATCAGGGTGGACAGGTCAGCCATGATCAGGACGACCCTTCGTTGAGGTACAGGCCCCGGTGATCAATGGCGCCGCAGCCGAAATCCAGGCCCGCGCGGACCTTGACGCCGCGCGTATCAAAATCGATTTCGGTGTGGATTTGCGGGCCTTCCGCGCCTTGCACATAGCCATAGACCAGGGACGGCACCTGCATCGGGTCGGCCGCCACGTGCCAGCGGGTGCCGGTCACGTTGGCATCGACGATCAATTCCAGTTGACCCGCCCAGGGGTTCGCGTCGCCGGCCTTTGTCGGCGTGATGTTGGCCAGCACTTGGCGCGCGGTCAGTTCGGTGTCCGGGCCGCACACCAGGAACTTCGGCATCACGTTCAGCTTCAGACCGTCCAGGCCGGTCATCTTGCGCAGCGCCGCCACGGCCGCGCCCACGCTGGTGACGCTGATCGCCGCGCCAGCCGACGCCTTGTTGCCGTGCGAAGCCGTGTGGAACAGCACGACGCCATCGCTCATGGTCGGGCCATTGCTGGCCAGCAGGGCATAGACCAAGCCGTTTTCGAACGCGGCGGCGCGAACGGCGATCAGGGCGGAGAAGTCCGCCAGCGCCGACAGGTCATCGTTGATCAGCACGCGCCGGCCGATGGTGATTCCCGTTGCGAACTCCCTCGGCGTCACCGTCTCGCGGTTTTCGCTGAGGGTGCCTTGCACGTGCGGGCCGCCCTCGGCCACCTCCTGGAAGTCGGGGAAGTCCCCGAGCCGCAGGAACTTGTGCGCCTTGAAGTCGTTCATCGGCTTCTTGGTCGCGATCTGGCGGTAGGTCGGCGCCGCCGCCTGGTACTGCGCCAACAGCGCCTTGTTGGCCGCGTCCGCCAGCAGCAGCGGGAAGTCCGATGTGGAATGCGCGCGCGTGAAGATCCCGTCCATGATCCCCTCGGGATGGAACGGGTCAATGCGCTCGCCGCGCGCCGACGCCAGCGCCGCGACCATCCCGGATGGGCGGTAGGAGCGGAACCGCAGAGCCATCCCTTCCGACTTCACCAGGGGCGTCATGGACGCGGCCAGCGCGTCGGACATGGCGCGCCGGATCACGGTCGGATCGGTATAATCGGCGCCACCCTCGACCCGCGTCGGCCGATTGTCGATCACCTGGGAGCGCGTGGATACGGCGCCAGGCGCGGCGGCGCGGGCGGCGCCGCCGTCCTTGCCGTCGTTGTCGTTGGTGCCTTTGGTGACGGCCACCTTGATCTCGTCAAGGGTGGTGGCCATGCCGTCCACCTTGGTTTCGAGGGCGCCCACGCGCTCCTCGACGGACTTGGTGTCTTCGCTGTCCGGCTTGTCGGCCGGCGCCGTTGCCTCTTCGGCCATTGCGGTTTCCTTTCTGATCATGGCGCCGGCATCAACCGGCAGAGGAGTGAAAGAGAGTTCAACCGGGGACCACGCCGTGGCCCGGAACACGGGGCGTCCGTCGCGCACGTCGGCGCGGGTCCATTCGGAAACGCGATACCCCAGCGACACGCCGCGCACGGACCCGGCGTCCAGCTTGTCCATGAGCGCGTCCGCCTCGCGCGAGCCGTCGAAGCGCACGGTCACGATGATCCGGCCCCCCTCGACGCGGGCGGCCTCGACCACGCCCACGGTCGCGTCGACGGCGTTGCGATGGTCGGTCAGCACGGGCGCGCCGACGAAGGCGGACAGGTCCGCCCCGGCCGCGTCCAACTCTTCGATCCAAGGGCCGCGCACGCCGTGCGCGGGGGCCGGCCCGTGGCGCACGGTGGGCGCCAGGCCGGACAGCGCCACGGCCTCGACAGTGCGGGCCTCGCGGTCCAGGGTCGCGGCCCGGCCGGCGGCGCGGGTGCACACGGTGGGGGCGTCAAGCGGCATCGGCAGCGCCCTCCGGCGTCGGTGTGGTGGGCAGGGATGTGTCCAGGGTCAGCCCCAAGCGGGCCTCCCGCGCGCGCTCCGCCGCAATCTCGGCGTCGATCTTTTCAGCGTCATAGCCACGCTCGGCGATGGCTTGCGTGCGCGATTTCAAGCCGGCGCGAATAGCGACGATCTCGGCCTCCGCGTCCTTACGGGGATCGACCCATTCCTGACGCGGCGGCAACCAATCGACCGCATGGAACGGTTCCGGATCGTTCGCGTATCCCGGCAGCAGGCCGGCGGCGCCGGCCGACGCAATGAACCGATCCCAAACCGGCCGACAGAACCGATGCACCACCACGGAATGCTGCCAGTATTCCAGCCGCTTGCGGAACTCCACGAGTCCGGCCCGGATCGACGAATAGTTTACGCCGCTCAGGTCCCCCGTCAGAACTTCATATGGAATACCAAGACCGGCCGCGATGGTCCGCAAGTGCGCCTTGGTGAAGCCGTCGAAATTCTGAAATTCCTTTGGATCGAACCAATCAAGACTGGTGCCCGGCGGCAAATTCAGGATGGTGCCCGGTTGCATCGGCAGCGTCAGCACTCCCCCATCTTGGTCCCCGTCCAGCCCCCCGGCGTTGCCTTCGGGATCGGTGAGCGCGGCCATGACCAGGGCGGAGACCTTGGCGCGCACCAGGGCCGCGTCCGAAAATTGGTCCAGTTCACGCAACGCCAGCAGCACGGGGGCGAACCACGACAGCCCGCGCAATTGCCCGGGCTCCTTGCGGACGAACAGGTGAACCACGTCTTCGGCCGGCAGGCGGATCGGCGTCCAGGCGGCGGACAAGGGCATCAGCGGATCGTCGGGGCGGAACGGGAGAACGTGGTACGCGATCACCCGGCCGGTCCCGTCCAGTTCGACACCGGCGCGGACGCGGGAACCGGGCAGGATGCCCGGCCAGTCGCGCGGCACCTGATCGGCGTGGAACAGCCGGACTTGCAACGGCACCGGCCCGGCGTCGGCCTCGACCAACTGGCCGAACGCCTCGCCCGCCTCGACCATCTGGCCGACGGCCAGGGCTTGCAGGTCGTAGAAATCACCGCCGCCGTCGTAATCGGCGCGGTTCGCCCACTTCCCCCACAGGGCGTTGATCCGTTCGCGGACGGCCGGGTCCGGGTGTTGGCTGGACGGCTTGATGCCCGGCCCGACGACGTTGGAGACCAGCGCGTTCAGGGCGGCGGTCGCGTTTGCGTTGTTGCGGGCGTAGTGCGCGGCGCGGGCCTGGACCGTGGCGCCGCCGGCCAGCACGTCGGCGTTCAGGGAGCGCGCGACAACAGCGCCGTCCCAGCGGCGCCCCCGCCCGGCGGCGTCCAGGGCGCGGGTACGGTGCGGCGCGAACAGGCGGCGGAAACGATCAAGCATTGCGCAGTCTCCCGGCGGACTGCACAAACGGTAGGCTATCGCCTATTTTTTAGTCAATCCTTTAGAAAGAGGTTGCCTGTTTTTTCATCGCCCCGTCTAATCGTACACCCACGGCGATTGATGAACCCGCGACCGGGCGGGCCGGCCCGGGGCGCGCACGGCGTTCGCCTTGCCGGAGCCTTCACAAGGGGGGTCGGTATTTCCGACCCCCTTCCGAGGGGCGTCGGTCCTAGTGGACACCCTTGCCGCGTCATCATCGCCAGCCGGCATGTGCGGCGCCGGCAGGGGCGCCGACAGGGGCAGGGTGCCGGCGTTGGCTTGGCGGCGAGCCTCCCAATCGCCCGGCCCCCAGCGTGCCGCGCCGAGCGCCAGCAGCGCCGCCGTGGCGTAGACGCGACAGTCCAGGGCTTCATTCCGTGCCCGCGTCTTGCGCCACTCCCGCGTCTCATACCCTTTTCTATTAGTTCCGGTGACGAGTTCTTCTGACGTCAACATCTTGAAGTATTCGGGATCATAGCCGTCCGGGAAATGACAGTATCCCGGCGGATATTTACCATCCTCTCCCCGGGTCAGTCGAAGGCGCCCGTATAGCTCGCCCTTCAATAGATCGACGCCAACCGGCCAGATGCGCACGCCGTGCGTCCGCGCCCGCCGGCCGGCGCCGGTGACTTCGGTTCGCGTCGTGGTGCCCAGCGCGGTCAATAGGCTGCCCCGGCCCTTGACGGCCATGGCCAAGCGTTGGCCGGTCTTGGCGACCCAACGATACACCTCCGGCGCCAGGAAGCCGGTGTCGATGGCCAGCCGCTGGATGGTCAGCGACCCGCCGCCGCCCTGACGGCGCCACGTATGGCGCAACACCTGGTCAAGCGCCTTCCACACCTCCGCGCCCTCCGGCGGGCCATCGAGAACGTGATAGCTGATCGACCAGCTTTCGAAGCCTTCACCCCAGCCCACAACCTCAATTTCGATCCGATCCGGTTGCACGTCGGCGCCGGCCGTCAGCACGGCCACGCCGTCGGGCACTTCTCCAGCGGTGTAGTCGCTGCACCGTTCCCAAAGCGGTTCCCAGGCCGGGGCCTCGCCCTGATCGCGCCAGCATTCCCCGAGCTTGGTGTTCACAAACACCTGCATGCGCGCGGGCGAGTCCTTGGCCTTCTCAAAATCGCGGACCAAATCGGACCAAGACAACCAGCCGACGGGCGAATACAGCGAGCTGATATGGAAGCCGGCGGTCTCCCCGTCGCCCTCCGCCTCCGCCCGCCATTCGCCCTGGGGGAGCATGGTGGCCTTGTCGGCGTTGACGATGACGCACCCGTTGGCTTGGCACTCATAGAACGCGGTCTCCGGCTCGCCTTCGGTCCACCTCATTTGGTCCCAGGTGAGGACCTGAAACTCCCCGCAGTGCGGACACGGCACCCAAAAGTGCCGCATGTCCGATTCCTGGTACGCGCGGTCGATCCGGCTGTGCCCTTCGATGGTCGGCGTGCTGCACAGGAACACCTTGCGTCGATGCCCGAAGGTCGCCGTGCGCTGCACGGCCAGGTCAATCGGGTCTCCCTCGCCGTCGGCGTCGATGGGGTAGGCGTCCACCTCGTCGAGGAACAGGAACCGCACGGGCATGGAGCGCAACCCGACGGCGCTGTTCCCGCCCGTGATGACCAGCACACCCCCCGGAAACTCCTTCAACAGGGTGGTGTTTCCGGAATCGCGCGAGCGTGGATCCCGGACCAGCCCGGCCAGCGGCGCGGCTTCCACCAGGTCATCAAGCCGCTGCCGCGACCATCGCTTGGCGCCCTCGACGGTCGGTTGCACGGCCATGATCGGGCTGGGGTGCCAGTGGATAAGATAGGCCAGGAAGTTGTTGCCGGCCTCGGTCTTGCCCAGCTGCGCACCGGCCATCATGACGACGCGCTGCCAGGGTGAATGAGAACTCAGCGCGTCCATGATGGCGCGCAGGTAGGGCGTGCGGTCGGTACGCCAGCGGCCCGGTTCGGCCGCGCTCTTGGACGTCAGGCGCCGATAGGTGTCGGCCCATTCCGAGACGGTCAGCAGTGGCGGCGGCGCCGCGTGGCGCCGGTAGACGGACCAGTACCAGGCGGCGCGTTCCGGGGTCATGGGCGGAGTCCTTCCGGTGGTGTCTCAACCATCGCCGCGAGGCGACCACGGACATGCGCCTCAAGGGCGTGGAGCAGGGCAGGCTCCGGAACGCCGAACTCGGCAGCCAGTAGCGGCGCGACCTGGGCGGGGAACTGAGACCAGACCTCCCGATGATGGCGCCCCAGGTCCGCGATCACGGTTTCGACCTCCTCCCGGGAGCGCGTCTCCCCCCGTTCCCGGGCAAGGCGCATGGCCCGCTCCTCGGCTTTTAGCCGTTCGTGCTCCGCCCGGGCGGCGGAATACCCCATGTCCGTGTCCGAGTGTGGCGCGGCGTCGGCTCCGCCAAGGCGCGCGCCAGGGGGCGTGTCGGTCACCACGGCCCGCCCCCGGCGCCGGGACGGGTCGGTGTTCGTCTCGTACCAGCTCCGCGCCTCCGCCTCGTCGATCTTGCCATCATCGCGGACGGGCATGCCCGCCTGGATAAGCTGGGACACCCGCCCCGGGGAGAGGCCAAGACGACGCGCGAACTCCGTCTTGCTGATACCAGCATTGTCATAATCGGGCGGCGCATAATCCACAGTGGACATAGTACACACTCCGGTCTTTTGAGCCTTCATTTTAGCTCAATTCTTGGTCTGACGCTAGTAAACTCATGCGCCCTCGCCACCTGCATACGCCCCGGCCGGGAAGGACCCGCCGGCCGGCCAAGGTTTTTGGCCGACATTTACTTGTCCGCATTGCCGCGTGTCTTGCGTTCCAGGCGCGCCCCGTCCCACGCCGCGCGAAGGGCATCCTCCGCCGTCGCGTCGGTGTTCATCATCCGCGCCGCCATCAGGGCACGCCAGCCCCAGGGTGCGCCCAATGCCTCGCATATGCGCGCCGCCAGGGTGTCCGCCGCGTCCCGGCGGCGGCGTTGGATCGACCCCGCAGAGCGTCGGTCCCCGTGTTTGGCGGCAATCTCGGTGACGGGGTGACTGCGATCCCCGCGCCGGGTCAGAAGCTCGCGGTCATAGACGGGAAGGGCGACAAGCTCCCGCAGCGCCGCGTCGGCAAGGTCCAACTGCCATCCCTCGGGCCGGACCCGTGGCGCCCGCGCGCTGTCCCAGCCATAGCCCTCGCGCCCCCGGATCGGCGCCGGCATGGCGGAGCGTAAGCGCCCCAGGTTCGCCACTTCTCTCGGCATGTCGGCGCGCGACATCACCCAAACGGCCCACCGCACCAGCGCATACACCCCTTCCCGTTTCAGGCCCGCGCGGGCCTGTTGGTCTGCATTTCCGGGCTTGTTCAATGGTTCTCCTCCCGATCAACACACGGCGCCATCCTCGGACAGGACACGACAGGACGGGTTTTCCGGTTAGGACGTTACGCGCGTGCGCGCGCGTCACATGCGCGCGCGCGTAACGCCCGAATGCAAAAACGCGTCCTGTCGTGTCCTGACCTCATGGCCCATTGCCCCAATATCCAGGCGGATCAATGCCTTGGTGGTCATCCCCGGCTGTGTTCGTTTCGGGGGCAGCGTCCCCCGCGTCCTTCAGGCGGAACCCCCAGAACCCGCGCTTCATCTGCTTGGCATCCTTGCCCCGCTCGGCACCGCGCGCGGCCATCAGCTCCGCAAACCGCTTCTGACTTCCCGGGCGCTCCCCGGCCTTTTCGGCCCAGGCGCGCCATGACGCGAAGAGGGCAGCGGAACTCTCGAAGCACCCGGAATGCTCCACCAGTTCTTCGTCCATCCAGGCTTTGAACGTATCCTCGGCTTCCAGGTATTCGGCGGTCGCGTCGGCCACGGCGGGCGGCGGCGCCAAGCCTTCGTCCCGCCAGACGCGGCACCCGTCAATGGCCCAAGCGAGGATCCCCGACGATTCCGCCCGCAGCTTCTCCGGCAGTTCGGGGTCCTGTTCCTCCGCCGGAATACTGATCGTGAACGGGATCAGGTGGAAGCGGCGGCGGACGGCCTCGTCAACATTGCGGAGCCCCGGCTTATGGTTACCGGCAATCAAGAGCTTGAATTGCGGGGTGAACGTAAAGAAGTCCTGTCGCATGAACCGCGCCGTGATCGGGTCACCCCCGGTCAGTGCTTTGACCTTGCTTTCCGCCCAACGGCGCCCTTCTTCGGTTTCTTGCGCGGTGACCAAGCGGGCGCCCCGCAACATGGCCAGGTCGGTCGGGTGGCGGTCGGTATGGCTCGCCGTGAAGGTCTCCATTGGCGCCACGGTCGCGTAGTCCCCCAGGACACCCGCCACCGTGTTCAGGAACACGCCCTTGCCGTTGCCGCCGGTCCCGTAGAAAAAGAACAGCGCGTGTTCGCGGGTCTCCCCGGTCAGCCCATACCCGACCACCCGCGCCAGGAAGTCTTGCAGCGCGCGGTCCCCGCCGGTCACCCGGTCGAGGAACCGGGACCAATGCGGCGTCGGCACCCGCTCCGGCGCCACGGCCGTGATCTTGGTCATGTGTGCGTCCGGCCGGTGGCGCCCCATGCGGCCCGTCCGCAGATCCACGATTCCGGAGGGCGTGTTCAGCAACCAGCGATCCGCGTCCCACTGATCGACGGTCGCGGCGTGCTGGCGATCCGCGCGCGCCAGCCGTTCGACGGCCGCCACCCGCTGCGAGCTGGCGAGCTTCGGCCGATCCGCCGGCTTG